ATCCGTGGCGATTCAGATTTCCTGGTCACCTGATTTTGCTTTGAGGTGCAAACGCCTCGGGTTCTTTGCATAAGCAAAGGTATTGTTAAAGTCTGTTTTCCAGATGACAAGCACCTGTGCCCATGGTTCTTTTTCAAAGCATTCCTCTATAAGAGCACAGTCGTAAAGAATCGGTACAATACATACCGATTCTTTACCATCAATCAAACTTAACAGTTTTCTTGGTAGTTCATCTGCTAAGTGCGGATTAGAGTCCAGTCGGATGAATGCTCCTCTTTTCCATCCAGCCGCAAGCCATGCATCTCTTATATCCTCTTTTAGATCCATTGAACTCTCCAAAATCACTCGCCAAGCAATGCTTTTCTTTTAACTAACCCATCTAATTTCATATAAATTTCATCGTAATGACTGATCAATTCGTCGAGAATCAAGGGCTCTTTTAAAAAAGCATGTAACAACCCAGCATCCGCATTACGACCAAAAAGAAATTTACTAAAGAACAAGGAATGTTTAGGATTAAATTCCTCAGCAAATTTTTTCAGAACAACTAAACGTTCTAATGCACCAGACTTTATTTTTGTATCAGGAGCATTCCGCCAATTATACAGTGTCTTACGCTCAACCTTCAGCAACTTCGCCCATTGAGAAGTATTAAAACCGAATAACTCCTGAAGTTCATCACTATAATGAACAAGATTATCCTCATCGCAGTCTTCTTCATCACCACCGTTACTCCTATTAATTATCGGGGAAGTAACAGGCTTAATTGCGTTAAGACTACTATGAGTAGGGGTTGTAGATGCACCGACATTCATAAATGCTAAAAATGCAGCCAACGCTATACCTGAAAAAAAACCACCATTTATAATTTTTGTTTCAGTTTTTTGGTTGGTTGTTCTGCTTCCCGCATTCAAAAAAGCAGATGAGCGCTCAGAAGCAGAGACTGATGAACTTGCATAACCCGGAGTTTTAGTATACATATGAATATCTCCTATATACTCAGTGCTCTACAATTTCAAAAAAAGCTTCATTAGCATTTTTCCTCAATGTTTCCACTTTCTGCGATATGAAGTCAATACTAAAATCTACTAAATCCTGTGTTGCAAACATGGAATCTATGTCCAAATGTGCTAAGGGCCCTTCATTAATCTTATTTACATCGTCAATATCCGAAGCCAACTCAGCAAGATCTGGCATATACTTAGGAGCATCAATCATCACTCCACTAGAAATATTCACAGCTTCTGTGTTAATCAAATACCTTGCAGACATATTACTTCCGACCATCCCCCATGAGTTCAGTTTCGGCTGTAAAAAATCCATACGTTTAAAGCAATCAGTAAACTCAGTTTCAGGACTATAATCAAAAGTATTTAAATAACGCATTCCAATGAATGAAATGTGCGTAATATCAAAATTTGAATGTACGGCTTCAATAACCTTCAAAAAACGTTTCCGAAAATCTTCAAAACCTTCACATTTTTTGGTGTGAAGTATCACAAAGTTTGGCGCGATTCTAATCCCCCATGTTTTATTAGGAGATAAGAGTGTGAGCACAGGATCCACATCAGTGAAAACCTCAGGCGCCCCTTCGGCCTTAAGCTCAAAGCGGAAGGAGTTTTGTTGGCGCAGAGGCAAGACATGCGGAAAATCTCTCCGAAGCCCCTCGATGATGCCATCCATCCCCTCCATAAATTTTGACTTGGATATGCGTCCGTATTCAATTTTTGAAAGCATGTAAATCAGATGCTTTGCCATAGTAGTCCCCTGCTTGTGTAGTTCCTATAGTTCAATTTTACACACTTTTCATCATCCCGCATACGATTTACACACTTTTCCTTTTTGTTCATCCTTCCCACAACCTCGCGCTCGTAGCCCCGCCACGCCTGCCCGCTTTATGTAGTGGTTTTCATGCGCCTGCATGACATAAGCAAAAGCCCGCCATTCCTGGCGGGCCCCAGCTAAAACGATCCTCAAACGATCATGCGGATTCATGCGCCATAGTCATGCACAAGATCCCATTTCGGAAAAAAACTTCCGACATGCCTGCTTGCACTCCTATCAGAGTCTTTTTTTAACAACCAGTTATGACATATTTTAAACCGTCCATTACCGGGAATGAAGATTGCAGACCCGATCCATTATAAAAATCAGGAGTATAAAAAAATGTCTGTTCACAAGATCTCTGGAGCGTTTTACCAAGATAAGCAAGTGGAATGGCCATGCCCGCAGTGCGGACAAAAAACCCTGCAAATAATTACCGAAAGCTTTGTCCTTAAAGACACGCACGCTACGATCAAATACAGAAGCGAAGAGTGGTTTGAACCAGATATGGACTCATCAGTTTTCAGTTGCATGGCCCGCTGCTCAAGAAAACAATGTGGCGAAGTTGTTGCCTGCACAGGCAAAGGGGGATGGGAGCAGGGCTGGGATGAAAGCACAAATCAAGATGAATACTATCAGTGGTATAAACCTTTCACATTCTTCCCCACTCTTCACCCTTTTGAACTACCTGAGAAGTGCCCAGAAGAAATTTCAGAGCCACTTGAAGCCTCATTCTCCATTTTCTTAGTACAGCCTGGGGCTGCAGCAAATCTTATCCGGATTTCAGTTGAAAGAATGCTAACAGCAATGGGGGTTGCAGAACGGAATGACAAGGATAAACGCATCACATTACACCACCGATTAAAGATGCTTCCAGAATTATATAGCTCGTTTTCAGAGCAACTTATGGCTATAAAATTCTTAGGCAATGCCGGGAGTCATACCTATGACGGAGTTAAAACTGGAGACATTGAAGATGCGTTTGTGATTATGGAGTATGTAGTTAGCGATTTGTTCTCCGGCAAGAAAGAGTCAGTTGAAGTCCTGACAAAGCGATTAAGCGATAAATTTAAAGAATAAAATAAAAGTCAGGGCGGCCAGCTGCTTATTTCAAGCCTTTCCCCCTGACAAGCTTACCTACTAGGTTTAATCAAATAGAGAATAATACGCATCAAATTCATCGCTTCGCTGCTCTACCCTGGTGACTTCCATCAAAGACCCCAGGCCGTCATACAGCGAAACGGGAAATTCCAGCTCAAGCCAGAAGCAGTCCTCATAGGTGCGGCCCAACCAAAACCCCCCGCCGCACTCTTTTGGACGCTGAAAAAAGACCCAGCCGCCAGGGGTAAACCGTTCCAGCATCTGGCCCCGATAGATAATCTGGTGATTACTGTCTTTTTTACCCATGGCTAACGCCTCGCTACTCTCGTTATTCAACCTTGCTGACGCCAGAAATAAGTTCTTACGCCAGCAACGCTCCTTAATGTAACCAGCTGTCGTCTTCCCAAACCTGCTGCATAATTTCCATCACTCGCTTTTTGTCTTCATCAAGCTTTAAGCCGCTCAACTTAACGCCGTTTGCCGACCCTTTACGGATGCGGATCGCTGTCTTTGGATAGATGGGCTGCAGGTTGCGGTAAAGTTCGGACTCCAGAGCGTCCAGAGTTGCCTGGCTAATCTTCTGCTCTTTATCGATCATTATCTCAATTCGCATAGGGACCCCCTAACTGGAAACATCCATTGACCGACCATATTCATGGGTACGAATTTTCGCCATAAGCTCATCGGTCAACTCAGAAACCCACTGGATAGCCAGCCGCTTTTCTTCGTCGTTACACTCACTAGCCGCTACAAGCTTGATAAAAAAATCAATGCGCTGGAGCTTCAACGACTCCAAAAGGTAATCCTGCATTTTCCCTCCTATCACTACTATCGGATAAACATAACTGTATGTATATCCACTGTTTATATATACAGTATAGTGGGCATTTCTATTTGTAAAATCCTTTTTTCAATTTCAATCAGATACCTCTGAGGGGATCACTAAACCGGAAGATACAGACGATACTCACGAATACCACTGCCGCCATTTATTATCTTCCTGCAGGCGCTGGTTGCGGTAGAAAAGACGTAACCCAGCCCCAGACGGAATACTGCCACCACGTAGAAGCAGATCCACCTCCGTTTCACTCGCTTCAAACCCTCTGGACCTCAGTTCAGCATCGAGCTGATGGCGCTGGAGATCGTTAATTTCTTGCTTGTACCCTTTCCACCGCTTCGGTTTTACCAGCCTCAGCCGGGCTGTCAGCTCCCGCCGTTCCTTAGCGCTCAGTTCGTGGAGATTCGGCAGCGCCTCCGGTTCTTTGGTTTCAGGTAACTTGCCCCCTGATTGGTTCAAAATTTCAACAGGGGGACAGTTATTGCCACGAGTCCAAGGGGCGCAAGCGCCCTGGTCGGCTTCCGCCTCCTGAACGTCAACGGCCTTGCGAACCTTTTTCCACTTCACCGCGTGCGTGCAAATCTTGCCCTCTGCAATCGGGGACCAGATACCATAGATACGGATACCGTGATCGCCGTAGGCGCTCGGTTCGTCGTTAAGCTCATAAGCTGTGCGGACAAGGTGATGTTTGCGGGGAACCAGCACACCGCCCTGCTTCATGATGTAGGTGGCAAAGCAGCCCGCATCAGCTGCCGCCAGCACCGCATCCAGACGCGGGTTATCCAGTACTGGTGCGCCCGCTTTGCGTTCACCCTGCACTCTCGCCGCCTGACCAGCCAGCAAGCGCAGCTCTCGGTATGCCTGACGCCCCGGAATACCAAAGAAACGGAACTGCTGGACACGATGCAGTGACGCCCAGGCGCTGACATGCTCGGCGCTGTCACGCAGTGATCTGCCGGTTTCTTTGCTGGTTTCTTTAGCCAGCCCCCGCCCGTCAATGTTCTTGCTGATGTATTTGGCAATGTAGCTGGTCGGCGTGCCCTTGCGCGGGTTGATTAGCTCGGACTTGAAGCGCGGCCCCGTATTGGTGCCCAGCTCCTCGCGGTCTTCACGGATGGCAAACTTGCGCAGCATCGCAGTGATGGAACGGCGGTCTTTTTTGCGCATGAAGCACAGAAGATGCCAGTGCACGGTGCCGTCATGGTGCGGCTCTGCCACGCGGACGCCATACCAGCGCAGCCCGGCCTTGTGCATGGCCTTGCGGAAAGCGGCGAATGTATCAACCAGATAGTCACTGCTCTGCCTGACAGTGGCACTGGTCCACTTCGGATTAGGTCTGCCGTTGTTAAGGGTTGCGTGGAAGCGTGACGGGCAGGTGATGGTATAAAACACCGCACAGTCTCCGCGCATTTCCGCGATCAGCTCCAGCCCCTTAACACAGGCCATCATTTCATTACGGCGGTGTGCCGGGTTGCTGTTGCTGGCGTTCACCACGTCTTCCATGTCCAGCGTATCGCCGTCTTCATTGATCAGCTCATGCGAGCGGAAGAACTCCAGCGATTTGCGGCGCTGCTCGCGTTTGTGGATCACGGCTTCATAGCTGACATACGGGGACGCTTTTTTGTTGACCAGGCAGACAGCGCGCAGCTGTTCTTCCCGCCATTCACACCGCATCTGCCACAGCTTGCGATACCACCAGTCCGCGCAAAGCATACGAGCAAGCGAGCCCGGAATAAGCTCGTATGGGACCGGCTTACGGCGGTGCTTTTTACGGCGCAGCTGTTCGAAAGCAGGCGGGATAACATCAAGGCGCATGGCCTCAGCGGCCACCCTTTCCCATGACCGGCGGATCTCTTCCGGCGTAACGTTTTCATCCGTAAACAGCTCACCGCAGGCAGCATCCAGACACATGCTCATGTGTGCCGCCACCAGGGTAGATAACCGCTTGACCTGCTCCTGCTTCATTTCCGGCAGGACCAGCAGGCCCTCCAGCCCGTCGTGGCTTGCCATAAAACGGAACGAGGCAGAAACCTGGCTGGTACGCACGCGCTCCAGGCGTTCAAGGCACGGCCTGATGGTTTCACGCAGATAGCGGGAATATGCCTTCGGCTTGCCCAGGCCCTCGAAATATTTAATCCGTTCAAGCAGCGGCTTACTGATATGCGCCGGTTGGGCGCTCACGTCAGCAACGATGACCAGTTCGGGGTTGAATTTCTGCTGCTCGCGGGCCATTTTGGCGCGGCTTATCAGCTGATCCTGCTCCATTTCTCGCTGAACAGGATCACGGGATTCATTGTAGAAATAGCGTTCCCAGACCTCATTACTCAGGGCCTCGCGGCGCAGCTGCTCCTGCTCGTTATCCGCAACATAGAGAGTAATCAGGTTTGAAAGCGCAGAAACCGGCGCTTCTTCCGCCGGGTCCATGTAGGGGTTAATCGCCTTTTTAGGTACATTCCAGGCAAAAGCAGCGGCGGAATCTTCTGCACCGCCGTGCTTTTCAACTTCGTGATGACTCACGCGCGCACCTCATGCACGACCGAGTAATCAGGGCCGCCGGCTGGATCAAAGCCAGCCCATACTTTCGGTTTGAGTACAGCAATCAGTTCGTCTGCGGTTTTCCCTTCGCCTGCAGCAATACCAATGCTGCGTTTTACGTTAATGCGGTTATGAGTGAAATTGCGATACAGGGAACGAGTCAGGAAAGTGTCGCTGTTCGAAACGATGACCGGATGGCCTTCTGATGCACGGCGCTCAAGAATAGAGGCCAGATGATACTGATCGTCCTCAGTAAAACCGGCAGTGTGATAGCCACTGAAAGTACCGTCATAAGGCGGATCGCAATAAATAACATCCCCAGGCACTAATAATGCCAAAGTTTCGTCATAGCTGGCGCAAATGAACGTGGCGCGGGTAGCTTTTTTAGCAAAAGCGCGTATTTCATTTTCAGGAAAATACGGTTTTTTATAATTACCGTAAGGGGCGTTAAACTCACCCTTTTTGTTATAACGGCAAAGACCACGGTAACAGTGGCGATTTAAGAATAAAAACAGCGGCGCGCGCCATTCAGGGTCTTTATCATGATTGAATGAATCCCGGCTATCATAATAACCATCTTCACTATTGAATATTTTAAACAGATGTTTGGCACGCTCAATAAAATCTGATGCGTTTGTTGCTATCTCCCGATATAGATTTATTAAATCAGGGTTAATATCCGCGACAAGATAATGAGGATAGTCTGTTGCCATCATCACAGCGCAGGAACCTGCGAAAGGTTCAACCAGTCGAGGGCCATCTGGGAAGTGCTTTTTGAGTTCGGACATGATGGCGGTTTTGTTTCCCGCCCATTTCAGGATAGTGCTCATACAACGCCTCCGTTGTAGTGCTTGCCTTTAAGCTCTGCGATTTCCTGACAGGTCACACAGCACTGCACGCCCGGAATAGCGCGGCGGCGAGCTGGAGGGATCGGCGTATCGCATTCGATGCAAAGCACACGGGAAACGCCCGGCGCTCTGTTGCGGGCAGTGTGGATGTGGCGCTGGCGTTCTTCTTCAACGCGCTGCTGTACGAGGTCCATAGAGTCAGCCATTAGTGGAGCTCCTGAGATTCGTTTTCGTAGCGGGTTGCTTCGCAGCGCAGTAGTTCAGCTGCTTCAACACCGTTTAACCCTTTGTTGGTGATGTGGGTTGCCAGCGCCTCAAGGCGGATTGAAACTGCGAGCGCGCGGCCTTTGCGCTCCTCACGTTTGGCAATATCGATCACCGCCATAAGCGAATCGGTTTCGGCTACAAACATTTTTCGTAATTCTTTCTGCATTGTTCTCTCTCCTAAATTTGGGCAAAAGAATGCCCGGCGGGTTTACGCCATTAATTTCTGTTGTGGGTTAATTCGGCATGGTTAGCCGTTTGGGAAATAAGCTCACCACTGCACGAAAATGATTCATTGCTTTAACCAGTTCCCGCTTTTCGTCAGTAGTCAGATCACTAATATTGACGCCGTGACGTTCTGCCGGAATTTTTGCCATAAAGAATATGGCAGCCAGTGCGCGCTCATTTTGTTTATGGTTTATATCGCGACGGTCGCGCATATCTTTAATGAACCTTTCAAGCTCTGGCTCAATATTCAGACCAAACACACTCGCCCTTAATTCAGCTATATGGTTCAGTCCTTCAAGCCGTTGACCCGGGCTTAGTGGAACAGTCGCAGAAGTGCCTTCAATAGCCATGGATTCACCTTTTTGGTAGTGGTCAGCCCTTCCAGCAGTTCTTCCTGAGAGCGGCACGGGTGCCAGCGCTTGCCGTTATCTCCTGCAATCCAGCCGTGGCCGTAGTGCATTGCCGGGCTTTGCTTTACCAGGAGCGAGGCGAAAGAAGGTTCGTTCTTCAGCATGACAACCTCACATAAGTCCGAAAGTCGCACTGATACCTGTAACCGTATCAATTGTGCTAGCCATTGCGGGGTTAGCCTGTAGACGCGCCTGCATGGATATCGCTGCCAACGCCATAAGGCGAGTGACAGAATTGATGCTGCTGATCACATCACGGCGCCCAGCTGTAGTTCCGACTTCACCGGACACAGCACCTGCAGCCACACGGCCAATTTCAGCTGTCGCGCTCATTACGTAATGCGGAAGTTTTTCTTTTGCCACTTCGTTCGTAGGTACGCATGGCAGGCAATGAATTTGAGCCAGGAACCCATCAACCAGCGTGGAGTCCTCAGTGATATCCGTCAGCAGCCAGATTTCCGGCGGCGTGAGCTGATGGGGCTGCTCAGGATTAAGCTTGTTGCGCAGCGTCTGGACCTTTATTCCTGCGCGATCTGCCAGCTTCACCATATTGTGGCGTAGTGCGAAAACGCGGCAGGCTTCATCAAAGTGAGGATGTTTGGAAACTTTATAATCAAACATGTTTCAAGTCCTTTTCTATCCCAAAATGGAACTATCAGGCTTGCATTGTGACTTCGCAGCCTTGGGCCGCTTCCATCGTCAACGCGAACATGTTGATTTCGATAAGGCTGTTAACTCCGGCTTTTTTCCTGATGGGTAGGCGGTTTTCGCGGATCATCTGGCGGACATAGCTAGGCTTGTAACCAGTGCGGCGGCAGAACTCATCCAGTGTGATGAATGGCTCAGATACCACAAGGTTGATGCTGGGGCGCATTGAAAAATTACGATTCATGATGCACTATTCCTCAGTTTGTGTTTTAAAACTTCACTATTCGGAACTATTCGCAATCATTCCGAACACCACAAAACCGATGATAGGATCGCATTTTAAATATGTCAAACACAAAAGAAACCCCCAAGGCGATCTCACCTTACAACTTCACATCTCAAAGTGGAGGTAAAGAAGCAATTACTCGCATCCTTCAGGCTTATGGATTCAGTACTAGACAGGCTTTGTGCGATCATCTAGGAGTATCTCAAAGTACAATGGCAAACCGTTGGATGCGCGATACTTTTCCGCACGACTGGCTTATTGCATGTCACCTAGATACTGGCGCATCTATGCTTTGGCTTACTACAGGGCAAGGCAGTCCCACCACAAAAACAATCAATGACAGTGGATTGCTTTTGCAATTAAAAGAAATCTCAAACGGGATTTACTCATCATCTGAACAGGTCCGTTATGACGCCTGCCTTATCCCCGCAGATTCAACAGCTCCTTTCTTGGTGAAGTTTGAAAAGGCTTTCTATCTTGTGGATGAGTTCAAGGGAGAAATCAATGATGGAATCTGGTTGATTAAATTAGATGGTTTTCTGAGCATCAGGCAAGTTTATCGCCTTCCAGGCGGGCGCTTACGTGTAGAGAATGGCCCAGCATCCTTTGAATGCACCCCATCGGATATTGAAGTTAACGGTAGAGTGATCAGCAAAACAGCATTTACAGAATGATCGAATACGACTTTATATGGAAATGAGTTGAGGCTACTAGCATGAAAAAATTAATGGCAATCGTAACGTTAGGTTTAGTGTTTTTGGCAACACAGCCCTCATATGCACGCAATTATCCATGCTCAGGGAAAAAAGGTGGCGTCTCACACTGTACATCTGATGGCAAGTTTGTTTGCAATGACGGCACTATCAGTAAATCAAAACGAATTTGCTCTAAAAACTGATTATGGCTGTTTCAAAGTTAGCTAATGGTAAGTGGCAGGCTCAGGTCTTCCCTAACGGTAGGGATGGGCGGCGCATCCGTCGCCAATTCGCCACCAAGGGGGAAGCCATGGCTTTTGAGCGCCACATTAAGGATCAAGCGCAGGACAAGCCCTGGTTAGGAGAAAAAGCAGATAAGCGTCGAGTAATCGAGCTGGTTGAATTATGGTTCAACACTCATGGCATTACGTTGGCTGATGGTGAGAAGCGGCGAACCACAATGGCATTCGCCTGCGAGTCGATGGGAAACCCACTCGCAACCGAGTTTAACGCAAAGATTTTTGCATCTTATCGTGAGCAGCGATTAAGTGGAAAGATAACCCGCTCCACTCGAGTGAAGACGGTTACGCCTCGCACAGTAAATTTAGAACTGGCATATTTCAGGGCGATGTTTAATGAACTGCGCCGGTTGGACGAATGGACCGCTCCAAATCCGTTAGAGAATATGCGCGAGTTTAAAATCAGTGAGTCGGAGATGGCGTATCTTACCAATGAGGAAATTAGAACCCTTCTCGCCGAATGTGAGAAAAGCCGCTCCAAAGACCTAACTACCATTGTGAAAATCTGCTTGGCAACTGGCGCACGATGGAGTGAGGCAGAAGGTTTAAAAGGAAACCAAATCCGCGCCGGCCAAATCATCTACGTAAAAACCAAAGGCAAGAAAAATCGCGCGGTTCCGATAACTGAAAAATTACAGGTTGAGCTACCATCAAGCAGGAAGGCACAGTTGCTTTTTAAACCATGCTATTCAGCTTTTAGAAAAGCTATGCAACGTGCTGGTATTGAGACACCAGCTGGACAGCTTACGCATATTTTGCGTCATACCTTCGCGTCTCATTTCATGATGAACGGCGGCAACATACTAGTGCTTCAACGTATACTTGGTCACACAGACATTAAAGTGACAATGCGGTATGCCCACTTTGCACCAGATCATTTATCAGAAGCTATGTTGCTTAACCCTCTTGATAGGCTGGGTTAATAATGGAAACAAGACCTTTTAATATTTTCATACATAATTTCCGACTCAATAACTTCGAGTAAAAAATTACAAATTTATACTGAGGTAAAAATGAAGTATAGAGAAAGTCAAACTGACTTAAGTTTAAGGAAATGGTTTTCAAATTCACTAGAGCACGCGCTTTTAAGAAAAGTAGCTCTTGAGCACGGAAGGTTACGCTCCTTATCTTCATTTGAAATTAAAATAGATTATCCATTGCTAGCGATAGCGGGAAGAAATGGCTCTGGAAAATCGACTTTATTAGCTATGATTGCTTGTGCTTATCACAGTGTTGAAGATAAGCATATTATGTCTGGAAAAAGAAAGCCTTACTATACTTTTGCAGATTTCTTCATTCAGCATTCCGACGAAGTGCCTCAAGAAGGAATAGCAATAGGATATCATATTGCCCACAACAACTGGACACCCTCTAAGACACTACCCACAGGAAAAGGGATTGGCAGGCAAATACGTTTTAAAAAGAAAGGAGGCAAATGGAATAATTACGACAAGAGAGTCAAACGTCAAGTTATCTTCTTGGGAATTGAACGAATAGTTCCACACAGTGAAAAAAGTCAATCCAAGAGTTATGCTAAGTTATTTATATTTAATGGCTATGAGTTAGGGTGTGAAAATGAAATAAGAGAAAACGTAGGTTATATACTTAACAAAAAATATGATGATTTTAAATTTGTTTCACACTCAAGATATAGGTTACCAATTGTCACACATGAAGGTAAAACAATATCTGGATTCAACATGGGAGCAGGAGAGAATGCGCTCTTCGAAATATTCTCGATATTATATTCCGCAGAACCTGGAGCATTAATCATTGTTGATGAGATTGAGTTGGGCCTTCATGCGGAAGCACAGGTTAAGCTTATTGAAAGGTTAAAGTCGGCCTCTCATAAAAGAAAACTACAAATTATATTCACCACTCACTCAGATATAATTTTTGGATGTATTCCAGACGATGCCAGAGTATATATTGAAAATGTTAACTCTAAAACCATAATTAATACTGAAATATCTCCTGAATATGCCTTTGGAAAATTAAGCTCAGAAAACTCTCAAGAACTCGATGTATTGGTTGAGGATGTAGTTGCAGCAAAGTTTTTATCAAGTGTTCTTCCTAGTAATATCCGCTCAAGATTGCAAATTGAAGTAATTGGTTCAGCTAGCTCATTGTCACGTCAAATGGCTGCTATTTTTCAAAGGGGAAAGAAAAATAAGGTAATAACGATTTTTGATGGTGACCAAAAAAGATTGTATAAAGACAACCTAAAATGTGCACATTCTATGCTAGAAAAGAACCACGAAGAGTTCACGCAGTGGTTCTCAGAGAATATAAACTACATGCCCGGCGATGAGTGGCCTGAAAAATGGATTATAAGTAAAAATTTAGAATATGTAGATAATCTTTCAATACTAGTAAATGGGGAACCTGACGTTACTACAGCTGCACTAAATCGCGGTACAGGCTCAGAAAAACATAAAGAATTTTACGAAGCTGCGCTATTACTTGGTGTTAATGAATCTGAAATGCTGGATAGATGTTGCATAAATCTAGCGATGATGTGTCCCGACAATGTAAGTTATCTTGTCGATTTCATAAAAAATAAATTATCTGAATAAGCCTGAATTTTTGGATTTGAAATTTGTCTCCGAGTACGTCCCATAAATTGGCAGCAAAGTGGCAGCAGAGCGCAACTCTATTTGCCACTTTTCATCACTATTCAGCTTAGAAAAAATCCTTAAAATCAGTAAGTTATTGATTTTATTTACTTCAAATTGGGACTCATAATCGCTTGGTCGCTGGTTCAAGTCCAGCAGGGGCCACCAGATAAAACAAGGAGTTAGATGAGAAATCGTCTGACTCCTTTTTCTTTGCCTGCGATTTGGGTCAGGTAATGGGTCAGGTAAGGAATTGGTAGCCAGCCCTCTTCATCTCTCTGCCAGCATCCCCGGATAGTGATGAAAGCCAGTAGCACAGCCTGTAATATTCACTGTACCGAATTGTTACGGCTTTGCCGCAACAAGCCAGTTGCCTGCCGCGCTCGCAGAATGTCTACAGCCCGAAGATAAGGTGATTGTTCCTGCCAGCTAAATCCCTTCCTGTCGATACGGACCAGTTCGTATTTTTCCACCAGAAAATTCACTGCATCAGCCAGTGTAATACCAGCATTAATATGTTCCCGAATAACCGTTTCATCGCTGAACGGGGTGTCGTTGAGGGTCAGACCATAGTGCTTTTCGAGCAGTCGGGTCAGCAGCATTTGCCAGACAGCCACGGGTGACAGGCAGGGCTTCGCCGCCCGCTGGGTTGTTGCAGGTAAAGTATTCATGTTTGCTCTCGTGAAGGTAATTAACGCTGAGTGGGGTAAATGGCGATGTATACGTAGCCGCAACTGCCAAGGGTGTCGGCTTCACAGGTGAAACCGTTGTGGTACAGGATGACGCAGTGGGCATGTTGGGGGCTGACTTCACCGGTGGTCAGCATCGATTCCATCTGGCGGATAAAGTGCGGGAATGTTTCATCCAGCTTCCGGCATTCGGCGTCACTGAACTTGCCGGTGATGCTGGCCCGGTCAGCTAGGTAGTGCAGTCGGTTACCCTCCTGCACCAGACGAGCTCCCAGGCACGGCGTGATAGCCCGCTGCAGGCCCCATGTGATATTGCTCATTTATAAGCTCCTTTACTGTTAGTTCAGGGTGATGCTCATCAGGCAGGTATAAGGCCCGTTGCGGTCCTGGCGGCGTTCGGCGTATACCGCGAGGACACCTGCGATATCCGGAACGTCCCTGCCGGTGTAATGGCAGACGCTACCGTGCCACTGATATTTTCCACTGCAGTAGCGAAAGATTCGGGACTCAGGATTCTGGCGGTATATCGTCATTGCCCGACGTTTACTGATAATTTTCATGTCATACCTCACAACAGACCGTGTTCTGCGAACGAATAGATTTGCCTGCCGCCGACAATCAGATGGTCAGGGACACGGATATCCACCAGTTGAAGCACCTGCACCAGTCGCTGCGTGAGAGCTTTGTCAGCTTGGCTGGGTGTCGTCTCGCCGGGTAAAAAGGAAAGCTGTTTCATTCGTTGCTCCTCTGTTCAGTCGATGATGCGCAGAATGGCGTGGGCTTCAGGATGCTGCAGGGCATAGTCCCGCAGGCGGTAATAGTGCGCGGTCATTGCGTCACACTCTGTACGGCAGGCGTGATGGCTGTATTCAATCAGGCAGACCGCGATGCCTGCGGCTTCCGCGCTCATTTGTGCATCGTTACCGTTCATGCCGTTGAACAGATGCCACTTATCGTCACCTTCAGGCTCTGGGGCCATAAATGCGCCACCGTTACTCAGGGTGCAGAATGACCAGATACCACCGCGGTAGGTCGCACAGAAACGCTCCATCCAGGCAAAAATACGCGGCTCCAGGGTTAGCCATTGCGGGATAGTGCCAAAATGATGCGGCCAGAAATCGATACGCTGTTCGTCAGGTACCTGCGTGACTGTCAGTTCAAACTCGGGTTGGTTAGCGGGTTCGAGGTCGTGCTGTGTCTGTGTCGTCATGGGTATGTCTCCGTCAATAAAAAAGCCAGCGGCGATGGCTGGCGTATGGGGATATAAAGTGTGTTCGGGGAGGTGAAATGTTGCGGGTAAATGCTTCGCGGTCAGCGGGTGGAGGTGTCTGTGCGGATGCCTGAGGCGCGGATATAGCGGTTAAGACCTTCACCGGCATCCGGCTCAAAGTTCCATGCCCGCCAGACCATCCGACCTTCAGTGTTACGAACCACTAGGCGGAAGTGACTGCCCTGGTCGTCTTCGAGTGTGATATTGCTGTATGCGGTAGTAACCGCTTGCGCTTGTCTCCGGGTGAAGGGTCCCGGTGGCAGCAACACGGATTGGGACATTTTCAGGCTCCTGATAAAAGAAAACCCCGGCAGCCTGCTGGCTGTCGGGGTTAGTTTGCGTAAGGAGGAACGGCTATTAGTCGTTACCACATTCTCCGGGAGTGGGCAGAACTTTCTCTGCGTTCTTCCGGTCCGCCGTGAAGCTCCCTGCTTTGTGGTCATTGACGTAGACGTCGAACTGCCCGGCCTCAGAGATATTGCTAATGAAGTCAAACCAGGCATTATCGCCGTTACGCCAGCCCAGGCTGGGCGGAATAATGTACTGCTGGTGATCCATCACTACGGTGATAGTAGTGTCGTCATCGTGCGAACTGACCATCTTGTCATCGGCAAGGGTAAGAAAGACTGAATGCTGATAAAAACCATTCTGGTCCGGGTTCCCTGTGCAGTTGATGGTAAACGTCTTCCCGCTGGCTTCGGTCACACTGTATTCAGTATTGCCCTGGCCATAACCCTGCTGCCAGAACCCCGGGATCGCAGAGGCATTAAAGCTCGCGAGCAGTACACCCGCCAGCATAAACCGACTTAGTGAACGTATTGTCATTCATGTCTCCTTTGTCGTTGTTTTATTCCTGGTTCTCAGGGTTTGAGGGTATCAGTAGCCGCCCCATCAGTTTGCCGTCATGGGCGTACTCAAAGAATCTTTCTTTGGTATACGGGTCCGTCACCTCCTGGTATTCCAGTTTGATGTTATCGGCAATACACAGCGCATTCATCAGTGGCTGGACGGTTTTTTCCTGCATATCCACGAGGTAGTAGTAACTGCCACCCTCGCAGCCATCGGGCGACTGGTGGGTACGTAAAACCTGCAAGGTGGGACCGGATAAGTAGTCAACCTGTGACCATTCTTCGCTGACATCATCCTGGTGGCTGACCACATCACTGAAACGCGGTGGGGTTAGATCCTTAAATTTGCTGATGGCCTTCAGGTCATCACTTCTGTTATCGCATGCGCTGAGAAACAGCGTGGTGGCAACCAGCACCAGCAGAGGCAGTGTTTTACGTTTCATTATTTTTTTCCTGAAATCAGACGAACCACTTTGGCAAAGACATAAATGCCGACGAAAATACCCACCGGCACGCCGACGAACGGTGTCAGTGCGACACTGGCCGCACCGGCTGCCCCTCCGCCCGTCAGCAGTGCGGCAACGGTGGCAAGGGTCAGGGCCGTGAGGCTGTCGGACACCCCGGTTTTGTTCAGAATGATGACGATGACAACAATGGCGATAATGGCAATAAATGGCATAGGCTCTCCCTGCGGATGAGTTGAGATAGACCTGCACTATTCCGGTGGGCTGTCGGCCGGAACAAACGCAAGCAGTGACTGCTGGATAAAGCGAAAATGGGGTAAGGCCTGAATAAACACCGGGTCTTCAACCAGACTGCACAGACTGTCGTTGCGGCGAAAAGTCTCCTGCAGGGGCTGAACCAGATGGATTTCATCCAGGGAGAATACGGCGATATGTCCGTCGTGCTCTGCCACCAGATACCAGGCCTGCTGGTGGATGAGTAACCGGCAGGGAGCCAGCCGCTCACAGCGCTGCCCCTCGGCAATCAGAGTCACCCGCCTGCGCCCGGTAATGGCCTGAATCAGTCGCCAGAAAGACAATGCGCCTGATGGCGAAGGAGCCGGACTGGCGGGTGCGATTACGCAGGGAGACTCATCGCACATCAGCAGTGCGTTTACCAGACGACGGTCAAAGCCAGGGAAAAGACCGGCCATCCCGCTGCGGTGGGCAAAGATAAGCACGTCGGGCACCATCTGCGTCTCACTGCCCGCAGTGCGTAAGCGGCAATATCCGGACTGATACTCCAGGTCCAGATACATCAGCCGCTCACGAAAATCACGCCGCAGCGTGCGCACCGACACACCAAACTCAGCGGCAAGCTTACGCACACTCAGCGTTTCCCCTGCCACCAGACGGCTGATTATCAGTGACAGCCTGACAGCCAGCCGGTCATGGCGGCGTTCTGCCTGTGTCATGAGACGTTCTCCGTGAAAGTTAACTGACTGAAAATGATGTGATTACTTTAAAGAGGGGGTCGGACAGGGTATGGACACCACAGAAACTATTTTTCATTTCTGCAAAAGCCAGAGGCAGCGGGGGTTACAGGCCTTCCCTCGGTGAGTGAGGACCGTCAGCACGGTGCGATGCGGACAGGTGGTGTCCGATATTAACAAAGCAGCAACATTAAACGGTCACTGCAGTTGCGTGAGCAGGGCTTCCGCCATCACCCACAGTGCCCGGTTAAGTTTCACGTCCCCGTCGATACCGCGAACGGCACGGGTATGTGACCGTCCTCCTTTGGCATTACGGCCACTGAGCCCGCCCTTAATCAGGTTCTCCTGAATACGCTGGTACGTGGTCCACAGGTCATTGCTCTCATCCTGCCAGCGGCGAGGGGAGAGGATCTGCGATTCAGTCACCTGCTGGTGGTCTTCACCAAAGCGGTATGTGAGGGCGGCTTTTGCCAGTGCCTGCTGTGCCGGGGGTGGCAACAGCAACGACTGCATGGCATCCCGTTTCTCCTCCACCCGGTCAAAAATCCCCAGCACCTCATACGCGCCTTCAATCACCTGACTCACCACGTCCCCCTTGTGTGGCACCCGCACCTCGCCAAACGACTCACCGCAGACGAGCCCGTTCTGACAAACCGCACGAAATAGTCCCGGCAACATCTGATACGAACTAGTGCCATCGTGGGAGTTGAGCAGGATAATTTCTGGTACCTGTTTACCGGTAATCTGCCCCTCACGCCGCAGACGCAGCATATGCTTTGTATGTTCACGACGACCGGGGTCACGCACGCGGGTCTGACAGGCAAAGAATGGCTGGAAGCCTTCTCGCTGTAGGCTGTCGAGCAGGGAGATGGTAGGTATATAGGTATAACGCTCACTGCGGGATTCATGTTTGTCCTCGCTGAACACACTGGGCACCACGCGAAACAGCTCCTCACGGGTTAACGGGCGGTCGCGACGGATAAGGTTTGCTGCGCCAAAGCGCGAAGCCAGACGGGTCATAAGCAGACTCCTCATAATGGGAAAACAAATAAAAGAAATCCCCGTCGCATCGGCGACAGGGTTAGGGAAATAACAGGGATGGGTTAAATACTCAGAAGAAGAAATCCCAGACGGCACGGGCCACTGACACCACGGTGGTGCGCACGGCCTGAATGACGGCCCGCACCGGGGCGGGTATCAGGGGAAAGGCACTGATGCTATCGAGTACAGCACCGACGGTTTCACCAAAATCGCTACGCGCCTGTTCCCGGACTACCGTCGTGCGAAAGGAAGGCTGGAGTTGCGACACCACCGGGCTGGTGGCCTCACGTGGCAGGCACTTAATCATTCGCTCGGCCATCACCCGCAGTCCCCACTGAAGACGGACCGACACGGCACACACTGGATGTACGGGCTGGAACAGCTCATGCAGCAGACAGATTTTACGGCTGATATTCTGCTTCTGCTCTTTGGACAATGGCCCCCCACCGCTGGTGGGCTCGACCTTATCCGACTGGCTGATAACAAACAGCACCTTATGCCGGTATGCCTCCCCAATCACCTGATGATAAAAGTGCTCATCCACCGCCAGCGCTCGGTCATCGGCCTTAATCAGCCACAGAACCAGGTCGAGCCGGGGGAGTTGTTCGCGATACAGCGCAGCATACTCGGTATCGCGAGCGCCACTTTCGCCTACACCGGGTAAATCCACGACGGTCATATAGCGCTCGCCAACCTGCAGACGAAAGCGTAAAGGTTCACGGGTGCAGGCGGCCACATCGCTGACCGGTGATACCTCACTGGCAAACAGGGCATTGCAGAGTGAGGATTTACCGGCACCGCTCTTACCCATAATGCCGATCACTGGCTCGTAGTCAGTTAACTGGTTAATTTGTTGCAGAATCCGCTCTGTTACCCACTGCGGTAGGCCGGAAAGCGATTGCTGAAATGACTTCAAACCTTCAGAATTTTTCATTACTACTCCTCTGAAAAATAATACAAAAACGGCAGAGTCGTGAGATTCTGCCGTTAGTCGGGTATGTTCAGAGTGATGATATATATCTGAAGATTTTTTCAATCCCCTGCGCTTGAGGTAGCTGCGCGACTGCTGGCTCAGGCAATGAATGAGCTATAACAGGGGCATTTACTAACAGGGATTTATTGAGAGTATGAGCCGCCGTGATACACCTTAAAATCGGCTACCATCTGCGTTCGTTGGCGGAAACGGCGATGTCGCGGATGAAGATGCAGTTCGGAGAACGGTTGTCGCTGCGTGATTACGATGCGCAGGTGGGCGAGGCAAGGGCGCGGGTGAAGGCGTTGAATAAAATGACACTGATGGGTGTACCGTTCAGCGTGCGGATTGCCTGAAAGAGGGGGAACAAGGGCTTTGCCGCATCTCGAGGTAATGACTCCAACTTAC